CGGATCTCCATTCCAAACGTCGGGCCCAAACTGGCGGTTGAGGAACTCCACGCCAATTTCTCCTCGACGGACAACGACAACATCGTAGTCCTGACCCATGTTCTTGCTGCTCACTTCCAACGCCTTCGGATCAACATCACCGGCCAGGCTGTCATCGCCGCCGTAGATTCCGAGGGAAGCCCACGCTTGTTCTGGGGACTTCTTGACACCGTCGACCGTCGTATTGCGTTGAGCGCAATAGTCGATGAACGCCGTGTCAACGGAGTTAAAGTCAGCTGTCTCCAAAGAGCCAGAGCCACGAGAGTATCCGGAGTCATAGCGCCGTCCGTACTCAGTCGTAGCAGGCAATGCGATTTGCTCGTCCATCGCCTCGTTCAGCCCACTGTGATGTTCAGGGGCAAAGAACCGGAGCGCGCACATACGCTCCAAAATACGGGCACGGCGTCTCACGTGCCCGTCAAACCGACGGCCGTCCGCTACTACGGACCACTGCGCGGTGGAAAGCACTTCACACACTCGCGCGGCACACTCGGCCGGGGTCTTGTTGAAAGCATACCATGGCTGTTCAGACATGACCTCGTCATCGAAGGCGTACATATATCTGCTGTACGTCAATTTCGTGGCAGGGGCAGCCATCGAAATGTTGCGTGGGTCAGAGGGTTTCTGATACACCTCTTTCTTGACAAATGTGCTCCACGCCCGCTTGTAATAGTCTCCAGTTACAGCGGCCTCAGCAAGAATAGCCCTCTGCTGGGGTCTTGGCTGCCTCTTACGCACTTCATCGTCAGAGACAGGGTGTCCACGGTGGGCGACCGGAACGAGGAACTCGACAAACTCGGTCATGTAACCAGCCAGCGTGGGCGGAATGGGCTCTTCCTTATAACCCTGGAAGGCCTCGACGCGCCCCTGAATGCTCCGATCGTCAGAACTGATCGAGGATGCATATCCATAGCTGGGTCCAATCAATGGTGAGCCAAACCCAGCGAGGGGAACCGGCGCGTCGTAGTCGTGCTTGTCAAAGTAGACAGGAAGCATCGACTCACTCGGGGGATACACCACGGGGGGAAACTGTGGCACGCCGGCCCGAATATAGCCGGCGACGATCGCAGCGTGTCCTGGCGGCAAACGCTCGGTCGGAAGGCCCGCAGGACTTGAGGGTGCAATATTGCTCGCTACCATCGCGGGGGTGATTGGCACCTTAGCCACGAGAGCGACTGCATGCACAGCATCAAGCTGGGCCCGAGGAAGTGTCACAGCGTTGTAGTCCCCAATCACTGCTACGCTGCGGTACAACCCATCTGCCTTAACCACATCAATCACTACGTGGTTGCCATATACTGGGTTGAACCTTACTAGCTGCTTCCCTTGGATGAGAAGGGATGTTGGCACGGCAGCCAGCGTCGTGAAATGTCCGATCACGGAGAGCATTATCACGACATGGTGATCAGCTACGAGC